TAGAGAGCTTGCAGAAACAGGAAATATCACAGGTAACAATCGAAACCGCCTTTAAAGGCACCAACGTGCGTACAGCGCTCAAGCTGGACGAGCAGGCGACCCGTGCGGCGCTCATTGCAATGCTGGCCAAGTGCGTGCGCTTTGTTGACGCAAACAAGACGCTGACAGAAGGCGACGAGTACAAAATGGTGCTGGACGAGCTTGTCAAAGGCTTTCCGACATTTACCATCGAGGACTGGCGGCTGTGCTTGTACATGATGGCCAAGGAGACCTTTGGCGGGTACTACGAACGCCTAAAGCTCGCGCAGTTTGTGGAGTGCTTCACCAAGTACGAGCAGCTCAAGCAACCAGTAGTCACCAAAATACGGCAGGACGAAGCTGCCGACTTTGAACGCATGCGTACAGAGGCATTGCGGCACATCACGCCAGAGTTCGCAACGGAGTTGAACCCGATTGCAGCACGAGTGTCACCACAGGACTGGATGCGAGGCGAGAACCGCCTGACGTACACTGAGCGTGAAGAGATGGAGAAACGAGCAAAAGCACGAACCAATGACTGACCTTGAACGCTTTTGGCACGACCTGATTGACGGTCGGCGCTACATCATCAACGAAGTGTATGGCAACGAGGCCATGCTCAGATACAGGCCGCATCCGAAGGAGAAGGAGTACTTTCTGGCCAACAACGGGCGCGTGGCGTACAGCATCGAGGTGTCAGAGCACACACGCAGCTTCTGGGATATGTGTGAGCGCATGTACGGACACAAGCGGCTGGCGTATGAGGACCGCCTGACTAAGAACAGGATCAAAGCACAAAGCTATTCCGAGTACAAGAAAGGCAAGGCAGAGCGTGCAGCATTGGCGGCAAAGATTCGCGGCGTATTATTGAACCATGCCAAAGAGGAGCACCAAGACGGACAGCAAGGCCAGCAAGCAGCTGCGCAAGAAACCCAAGGCCAAGAAGCCGCTCACACACGCACAACTCAAGAAGAAGGTCGATGAATGGTTCAGTAAATACATCCGCTATAGAGCAGCAGACAAGTACGGTGAAGCAGAGTGCTGGACATGCCGACGACGTTACCATGTTAGGCATCTCCAAGCAGGACATTTTGCGTCTAGGCGGTACATGGCCACCCGTTGGCACGACCCAGAGGATGGACACGGCAACGTCCAGTGTCAATGCGTTGCCTGTAATTTGTACGACCAAGGGCGTCAGTGGGCTTTCGGTCGACGACTTGACGAAGCTGTCCAAGGCAGAGCTGAGGAGATTATGCGAGATACAGAACAGGCTCGATCGTATGGAGTGGCAGAGCTGCGACAGCTGGCCGACCATTACAAGGCACAAGTCCAGAGATTCATTCTGGAGAAACCTGCCATCAATGAGCGAAGAGATAAAGCAAAAGCATATAACCGAGCTGAGAGAAGAAAGGCGGAGGATACTGCTGGCTGACCACACGACACAGTACACTGCACGCATGCGACGAGTCGAGGAACGACTGTACGCATTGACGGGCAATATCATCTATGCGTATGCCTACGATACCCCGTAAGCAGACGCCCGACCCACGCAAGAAGAAGCAGCAACGTGATCGCCCACAAGACAAGCGCTACTGGTCAGGAGCATGGCGGCGGGCACGGCTGGCGTATATCAAGAAGCACCCAACGTGTGTGGTGTGCGACAGGCTGGCTAAGGTTGTGGACCACATCCAACCAGTCAGGCTGGGCGGTGAGTTCTGGGACAGCAGCAACTGGCAAAGCATGTGCGAGCGGTGCCACAATGCCAAGTCAGGCCGTGAAGCGCACGAGGGATAGGGGTATGCAAAAACCATAGGCGAAAGCCGCAGCATCGCCGTAGTAACCGTAGTCAAGTGTTTGATTTTTTTTGTCGCGATTTGACAGCTAGCTTTGACACATGAACGATTTGACACCCAAGCAGCAGGTAGCATACGCCCGCATCAAGGAGGCGCTGCGCAGTGCTCGCCACATCGGAGTGCTGGACGAAGACCTGCTGAAGATGGCGGCATGCTTGACCGTAGAGGTGAGCGAACTGCAGGCTATTATTGACGAAAAAGGCTACACCTATGAGACGGTGAACCGTGCAGGCGACACCATGACGAAGCACAGGCCCGAGCATCAGATGCTAGTCGAGTCACGATCTAAGTATCTCGTAGTGCTCAAAGAGTTGGGCATGACGCCTGCAGCTCGCAAGCGCATCGAGGTAGACGTAGAGATTGACGACGAGCTTGAGCAGCTGCTGACATTCAAAAATGCTTAAAGGTGAAGGCCACCAGTATGCGCTCGACGTGGTGCATGGCAAGCTGGTCGCCAGCAAGTACACGCGCAAAGCGTGCGAGCGGTATCTCACCGACCTCGACACTGCCGAGGAGCGCGGCCTAGAGTTTAGGCCAAAGACGGCACAGGCATACATCACCTTTTTCCAGCGAGCAATCAGGCACACCGTAGGCGAGTGGGACGGCAAACCATTTGACCCGCTTCCGTGGCAGAAGTTTATCTTGTGGAATCTTTACGGTTGGTTCCGTGAGGACGGTACACGAAGGTTTAATTATGCTTATATCACGGTTGCTCGCAAGAATGGTAAGACGACTCTCATGGCGGGCGCTGCGCTCGCTGCTTTATTCTTTGATCAAGAAAAAGCTGCTGAAGTTTATTTTGCAGCAACTAAGAAAGACCAAGCTAAGATCGGATTCGATGAAGCGCAGCGAATGGTCACGATTTCGCCGCCGCTTAGGAAGCACCTCAAAGCAGGCAAGCACGACATTAAAGCGCCGACGCTTTCGGCGCGGTGCACGTACCTCAGCTCAGAGCGCGACACGCTCGACGGACTGAACGTCCACTTCGCAGGCATCGACGAGTACCACGCACACACCACCGACGGCGTGGCCAACGTCTTGCGCTCAGGTATGCAGGCGCGTCGGAATCCGCTGCACCTTACAATCACAACCGCTGGGTTCAATCGCGAATCACCATGCTACAAGCTGCAGAAGACGTGCAAGGAAATACTGGACGGCATCAAGCACGACGATGCGCAGTTTGCTATCATCTACGAACTCGACGATGACGACGACTGGACCGACAGCAGCACATGGATTAAGGCAAACCCGTCGCTGGGTACGGCGCTGCGTGGCCAGCTGCTGGACAGCCAGCTGCAGCAAGCCATCAACCTAGGCGGCTCGCGTGAGGTAGAGTTTAAAACCAAGCACCTCAACAAATGGGTCACCGCCAGCAAGACTTGGATACAAGACGAGGTGTGGATGCGCAATAAGCGCGACGCCAAGCTGGACGGCCTGAAATGTTGGGGCGGGCTTGACCTTGCAAGCGTAAGCGACATGACTGCGCTGGTGATGGTCTATCCTGAAGACGGCGGCTATCACGTGCGCGGCCACTACTTCCTGCCTGCCGATACGGTGCACCAAGTGCTGGACCGTGACCCAAGTCACATATACCGCACCTTTCTCGACCTGCCGAACGTGCACCTAACTGACGGCAACGTTACTGACTACGCCAGCATACGCCGAAAGGTGAGCGGCGTGATGAACAAACCCGAGGGCCAAGTGGTTGAGGAGTCGAGCCTGATGCACACGTACAACGTGCAGAAGATTGCCTTTGACAGATACAACAGCACCCAGATCGCTATCGACCTCGTTGACGACGGTGTGCCGCTGGTGCCGTTTGGTCAAGGCTTCGTATCCATGAGTTCACCGACGAAGCAGCTTGAGGTACTTGTCAGGACGGGCAAGCTGTGGCACGACGGCGACCCCGTGTTGCGTTGGGCGCTTGGCAATGTCGAGCTAAAGATGGACCCAGCGGGCAACATCAAAGCTGACAAGCAAAAGAGCGGCGGCAAGATTGACCCAATCGTAGCCATGATTATGGGCATCGGCGAACACATGAAAAGCCCAGCAGAAGAAGAGGGCTATTTTGAGATTATCAACCTTTCGTAACTTGCGGCCAATGGCTAACTGGTTTCAACGAATTTTCCAGCGTGACGGGTACCAAGTAGCGTACACAGGTCACCATAGTTTCGCATCGCATTTGCGAGGTATCAGTACGCGGGCGGGCGCCTACGTGGACACCGAGTCAGCCATGGGTTTATCTACGGTTTACGCATGTGTGCAGCGCATCAGCAGCACAATCGCGCAGCTGCACCTCGACGTCATGCGCCGCACCGAGAACGGAGTGCAGGTAAGCGTCGGTCACACCATTCAGGACCTCATCAGCGTAGAGGCAGAGGAAGGTTATACAGCTTACGACTTTTGGCAGACCTACGTCGCCAACATCCTGATCTACGGCAAGGCGTATGCAATCATCAAGCGCCTACCTAATGGTGACCCGTATGAGCTTTGCATCGTCAACCCCAAGTCGGTCAAGGAAAAGATGGTTGACGGTGAGGTGATGTACGAGGTCAAGGACCGTGGCGTGTACATGCACGCTGACATGTTGCGCGTCTGCAACCTGTACGGAC